TCTGACGGTGCCTTCTGATCTGGCTGAATACAAGACGGCAATCACGGAGGCCCTGTACAAAGGCACCAAGCGCAACATCGAAAGTGAGAACGATCCAAAAAACGCAGTGGTCGAGTAAGTGACGAAGAGTTATTTACTCGACTTCTTTATTACGGCATCGCCCATCTTCACCTGACACAGGAGGAAGTCTGGACGATGCCGTTTGGCTTGCTCCTCGATCTGTGGGAGTGCCACAAACAGTATAACGGTCTGGCAACACCGAAACGGGAACACTTCATCGACGACATTATCCCGGACGGAATCTAAGGAAAGGAGGCGGTTCGTATGGCAGACAATTTCGGTCTAAAGATCGGTCTTGAGGGCGAGAAGGAATTTAAAAAGGCCCTTGCTGACATCAACTCCTCCTTCAAGGTTCTCGGCTCGGAGATGAAGCTGGTCACTTCGCAATTCGATAAAAACGATTCTTCTGTCAAAGCTCTCTCCGCTCGAAACGAGGTCCTGAATAAGGAAATCGATGCCCAGAAGCAAAAAATCGAGCTTCTCCGTCAGGCACTACAGAATGCAGCTGAATCTTTCGGAGAGAACGACCGCCGGACACAGAACTGGCAGATCCAGTTAAACAATGCGGAAGCCGCTCTGAACGATATGGAGCGGGAGCTCGATTCCACAGCTGACAGTGCTGACGACATGGGCGAAGAAATCGAGGATTCCGGTGAGGCAGCAGAAAAATCCAAAAGCAAGTTTGAAGGCCTCGGTAAGGTGCTGAAAACAGTAGGTGTAGCAATGGGAGCCGTCGTTGTTGCTGCCGGTGCCGCTGCGGTCAAGCTCGGCAAAGAGGTAATCTCTGCCTACGCAGATTATGAGCAGCTTGTCGGCGGTATTGACACTCTCTTCAAGGATTCATCTCAGGCAATGCAGACTTATGCTGCAAACGCCTATAAGACTGCCGGTCTTTCTGCAAACGAATACATGGAGACGGTCACGAGCTTTTCTGCAAGCCTGATCGCTTCCCTTGGCGGCGACACTGAGAAAGCCGTCAAGTATGCGGATATGGCTATTACGGATATGTCCGATAACGCCAACAAAATGGGCTCGGATATGTCCACGCTTCAGGCAGCCTATCAGGGCTTCGCCAAGCAGAACTACACGATGTTGGACAACTTGAAGCTGGGCTACGGTGGCACCAAGACAGAAATGGAACGCCTCCTTGCCGATGCAGAGGCCATCTCCGGCATCCACTATGATATTTCCTCCTATGCAGATGTTGTCGAGGCAATCCATGTGATACAGACAAGCATGGATATCACCGGCACCACGGCAAAGGAAGCTGAGCACACCATTTCCGGCTCGATCAACTCTCTTCAGGCGGCAGTAAAGAATCTTGTTGTCGGCTTTGGAGACGCTGATGCGGATATGCAGATGCTCTGTGAGAACGTTGTTGATGCTTTCCAGTCTGTTATAGAAAACATCACTCCGGTCATTGAAAACATTGTGGCTGCACTTCCGACGGTCCTGAATTCGCTGATTGAGGCTGTTCTTGGCCTGTTGCCGACGCTGCTTGAAACGGTAACTAACTTGTTCGCTCAGGTCCTTAACACAATCATTACGTTGCTTCCACAGCTGATCCCTGTTGTTTTTGAAGCCGTGATGACAATCGTAAACACAATCATTGAGAACCTGCCCCTTTTAATTGAGGCAGCGATGCAGATCATTGCTTCTCTGGTTCAGGGCATCAGCGAGGCTTTGCCGGTACTGATTCCGGCTGCTGTTGAAGCAATTGTCACCATTGTACAGGGCCTCATAGACAACCTGCCTATGCTGCTTGAGGCGGCTTTGGCTCTCATTGAGGGTCTTGCTCAGGGTATTTTGGATGCAATTCCTGTCCTGATTGAGGCTCTCCCAGAAGTCATTGACAGCATTGTGACTTTCTTCTTGGACGCCATTCCGCAGATTATCGATACCGGTATCCAGTTGCTTACTTCGCTGGTGGAGGCCCTTCCGGAGATTATTACAGCAATTGTGGCAGCCATCCCGAAAATCATAGACAACATCATCAATGCTGTCCTGAACGCTATCCCACAAATCATTCAGGCCGGTATTCAGCTCCTGATTTCACTGATTCAGGCTCTGCCGCAGATTATAACGACCATCGTTCAGGCGATCCCGCAGATCATCTCCGGGATTGTGAACGCCCTCATCGGGAACATCGACAAGATCATCATGGCCGGTGTTCAGCTGTTTGTGGCCTTGATTCAGAACCTGCCTACCATCATCGTGGAAATCTGTAAGGCTGTGCCGCAGATCGTTTCTGGTATTGTTTCTGCCTTCGGCTCCCTGATGGGCAAGATCGTCGAGATCGGTGGCAACATCGTCAAAGGCCTCTGGCAAGGTATCACGCAGCTTGCTTCTTGGCTTTGGGATAAGGTATCCGGCTGGATTTCCTCCATCTGGAACGGCATTCTGGACTTCTTCGGAATCCACTCGCCATCTAAGGAAATGGCGTGGGTCGGCCAGATGCTGGTCAAGGGCCTGTCCGGTTCCATTGAGGATAACGGCGACGAGGCGGTTAAGGCTGCAGAGGCGATGAGCGAGGACATCGATGATGTCATGCAGGGTCTTGCCAAAGACATGAGCACCGCACTTCCGACAAATTTCGACATTGATGGAAGCGTGGGCGGTGCGATTGCCTCTGCTGCTGATGGCGTGGGTCGGACCTCCGGTTTCTCCCTGCAGCTGAATATAGCAACCTTTAACAACTATTCAAGCGAAGACATCGAGCAGCTGACCAATGAGATCATGGTCACCGCCGGTCAGTTCGCTAAACGGAAAGGAGTGGTTTTCGCATGAATTATTATGAATACAACGGCATCAGCTCTCTGGATATGGGCCTTCGTATTGAAAGCAAGAATGTGTTTTCCGCTCCAAAATATGAATCGAAGTTCCAATCTATCCCCGGACGAGATGGTGACCTCATCCTTCCGAATGGCCGGTTCCCGAACGTCCAGATTACTTACTCAGTGTTCCTTCCAGCAAAGACAAAGGAACAACTGGCCGAGAAGATCGCTGCTGTGAAGGCATGGCTTTTCTATGAGCCGGACCGCTATCACGAGCTTAGGGACAGCTACGACACCACGGGCTTTCGTAAGGCGGTCATCAACACCCAGCTCGATATTGAGGACCAACTGAACAAGATCGGCGTCTTTACGGTCAGTTTTTCCTGTCTGCCGTTCCGATATCTGGACGAAGGCCAAGAACCTATCACGATTTCCACGTCCCCTTACACAGTGAAGAACCCGACGGTCTTTCAGGCAAAGCCTTACATCAAAGTTTCGGGAAGCGGCACCGGAAGGCTGTCGGTCAATTCTTCTCTGCGGCAAGCTCCGTGGGATTTTACTGATATCGGCGGTTACATCGAGATCGACAGTGAGCAGATGAACTTCTATAAGGCCGCTGAACCGAGGAACGACCGTGTTTCCGGTAGCGGCTTTCCGATTCTGTATCCCGGTTATAACGACATCGTTTTTAGTGGCGGCATCACATCGGTCACCATTATTCCAAGGTGGGTGACGCTATGATTCCGGTACTATACAGAGCAAACGCAACAGAGTTCACGACCTTCGGCCTCGGTGCGCTTTCTGACGCTATCTCCTGTGAGGTGAGTGAGGAGCGCAACGGTGCCTTTGAGCTGGTGATGAAGTATCCGACCACCGGCCAGAACTATGAGCTTCTGGCAAACGAGCGTCTGATCAAGGCCAAGCCCAACGACACCGCCAACGATCAGGCTTTCCGCATCTACAGGATTACCACTCCGCTGAACGGCGTCGTGACGGTTTACGCCCAACACCTGTCGTATGACCTCTCGAATATCGCAGCCCTCCGGTGGGAAGCACACAGCATTTCACCAACGCTGGCGATGCAGCGGGTCTTTCAGAATACAGCTACGCCTCACAATTTCACCTGTCAGACCGATTATTCCGAAGCAAAAGCGTTCTCGGTTTCCAAGCCGCAGAGCGTCAGAGCTTGCCTCGGCGGTGTGGCAGGTTCCTTTTTGGACCTCTGGGGCGGCGAATACGAGTGGGACAACTGGAGGGTCATCCACCATCAGGGCCGTGGTCATAACACCGGAGTGGTGATCGAGTATGGAAAGAACCTCACCCAGCTGGAGCACGACAGCGACAACACCGATGTTTACACAGATATGCTCCCGTATGCGGTTCAGACAGCCGAAGACGGAACCGAAACCGTGGTCACGCTGCCGGAAGTGTTGCTGCCTATCACTGGCTCCGAACTCGTGAGGCGAAAGACGCTGATCAAGGACTTCACGGAGTATTTCGAGTTTGGAGACAACATTACCGAGGATGCTCTTCGGGCAAGGGCCACAAGCTATCTTGCTCGAAACCCGCTCGGCGTAACTGCTCCGACACTCACAGTTGCATTTGAGCCGCTGTGGAAGCAGCCGGAATATGCTGCCGTGTTGGAGCGTGTGTCCTTGTGTGATACGGTGACGATTCGGCACTCGGCTCTTGGCATCACCTCCAAAACAAAAGTGATCAAGACCGTTTATGATACGCTCTCCGAGAAATATGTGTCCATCACCCTCGGAAACGCCAAGGCCAACCTGATCAATTCAGTTTCCGCTGCCGAAGCCGCTGCACAAGCGGTCTCCGCAAAGGTAGACAGATTCCCGGCTCTGATGACTGCAGCCATTCAAGGTGCGACAAGCCTTATCACCGGGCAGACTGGCGGCTATGTGGTGATCCACACGGACTCCGAAAACGGTCAGCCTTATGAGCTTCTGGTAATGGATGCCCCGGATATCGCTTCTGCTGTAAACATCTGGCGATGGAATGTGGGCGGCCTCGGTTTTTCCCATAACGGCTACAGCGGCCCCTTTGAGACGGCAATCACCTCTGACGGGCAGATTGTCGCTGATTTCATTACTGCCGGTTCACTGGCTGCCAATATCATCAAGGCCGGAGTTCTTTCCTCGCAAGACGGGTCCTCCTATTGGGATCTGGAAACCGGCGAGGTCGTGCTTAGGGCCTATGCCACTACGGAATCCGTCATCGAGACAAACGAGCGGATCACCGAAATTGAGGAACAGAAGATGTACCGGCTGGTGATTACGTCTTCAAACGGGAACATCTTCAAGAACAACAATATCCAGACCACGCTCTCCGCTGTTGTCTTTTCGTGGGACACGAATGTGACAGACACCCTTGATCCTAACCAGTTCATCTGGACAAGGGTATCGGATGATCCCGTAGCGGATCAGGCGTGGAACGACGCCCATTTCGGCGGGACCAAATCTATCAATATCACAAGAGACGATGTCAATGTTCGTGCGACCTTCTTCTGCGATCTCATTGACACCACAACAAGAAACAGCTTACTCGGCTGATTAAGGAGGTTTCTCTCATGAGTAGAGCACAAGGCCAATTTACGATTATTGACTATAATGACGCCCTGACCCTGACCGGGTACATTGGCTCCAATCACCCGAAGACCCAGATGTATAATCCGGACAACGCAAGCTATACGCCAAGCTGGGCTTCGACCAATCTGGTGCTGACGCCCAGCCTTTATATCATAGGGACGACCACGGACCAGATTACCTCGGATAACGTGCAATCTGTCAACTGGTATCAAGGTACTTCTACCACGCCCATCACTACAGGCGGCAACTACGCCTTGAGCGGCACGAAGAACCACATCCTGACGGTCAAGGCCAATATCATGGCTGGACTTCCCGGAGTGGATTTCAAGTGCGAGATTACCTACAGAGACCCCAGCACCGGTCTGGATCTCGTGCATCCACTTTCCATTTCCTTCTCTCGTGTGGTCAACGGCAGCGGCATTGTCGATCTGCTTGTTACCACTCCGAAGGGTAATGTGTTCAAGAATGCGGAGGTAGCTACCTTGACGGCGAAGGCAGAGCTCTGGCGTGGTTCCACGGTCGACACCACCAATGTCACATACAAGTGGGCCATGATGGACGCTTCGGTCACCTCGTCCTCTTCTGCAGGTTACGATGCTGACTTCGGCACCGGCTGGCGCAAGCTGGCGAACACGACAAATATGTACTCCGGCTGTACTACAAACACTCTGACCATTTATGCGGCTGCTGTTGAGAGCTATGCGGTCATTCGCTGCTGCGTCAAGGATACCGACTCCGCTTCAGCTACCTACAACAGCAAGTTCTATGATGTCTGCACTTTCATCGACAACTCCGATCCGCTGCAGGTCATCGTTTCTTCGACCGGTGGTGACATCTTCAAAAATGGTGTCGGTACAACGGTTCTGACAGCGGTCTGTTATCAGGCCGGAGCTGAGGTTGATGCTGCCGGAAATGGCACCTATACATGGACTAAGTACGACAAAAACGGAGCCATCGACACTGCTTGGGGCACCAACGGGACCAAAACCGGAAAGACGCTCTCCGTTTCCACTTCGGACGTCGATACCAAAGCAACCTTTATGGTCGTGGTGAATATCTGAGGAGGTGCTTCCATGAGGGCGATAGGCCAATTCACAATAACAAACCTCTGTGATGTGGTGGCTTCCGAAACGGCTCCGGAGAATCCTTATGTCGGACAGCTGTGGGTAGACACCTCGGTATCGCCTCCGGAAACAAAGATATGGAACGGTGCGGAATGGGTCGTGCAAAACGACATCGAAACCCTCCGCACCACTATTTCCATTCTCACCACAAAGAGTGCAGAGCTTCAAAGCACCATCGACGGCCTCAACAGCTATGTCGGAACCATGACAGAGACGCTTGAGACAGTCACCGATAACCTTGGAAACGAGCATCAGACCGTTCTGGAGATGCAAGCGCAGATGTCGCAACTTCAGCAGACAATTGACGGTCTGACGGTTCAGGTCACGAACCAGTACGCTGGCGGCCTGAACTTCATTCAGAACTCTGCGGGGCTAAACGGCATCTCCGACGATTGGGTCAAGACCGGCACCGTCACGGTTGATACTTCGACTGACACCCAGAACAACACCACATCCGACAGCTGCTTTGTGCTGGGCTCCTCGTCCACGCTCAAGCAGACGGTTACCGGACTCGTCACCGGGCAGTCCTACGCATTCTCACTTCGGGCAAAGAAAACGAAGGCAAGCTACTCCAGCTATATCCGGGTGGAATATAACGGCAACAAGTACGCTTACTTCTTCAATCAGACAACCACATTCGGTTGGCAGGATTTCAGCCTCGTGATCGACGACATCACCGACAGCACAATCGT